TGCCCAATTCCTTGGCAGCATTCCCCATAGCACCGTTCCAGAAATCTATCGCTGCCTTTCTACCCTGAGGGATCATGAACTCCTCGAAGTCGACCAGGGCTTGCTCACGGATTTGGTTAGTGATCACTCCAAGGCTAGCTAACAAAGTTTCGTTTGACTCCTCAGATAATAACCAGGTCTCAATCTTTTTCTGTGTTCTTAGCGGAATCCAGTAAGTATAGATCACCAAGTAAAGCCCAAAGCTCAAAACCCAAACAAGAGCGAATATTTCGTCTGTCATTAGTCAATCTCAAAAACCTTATCCAATCCAGTAACGGTCAAAATTGTAGCAATCAAAATATCCAGGGCATCGGTTTGTTCTGTGGTCTTACCAGTAGCCAATAAACTTTCAACATCCTCTCCGAAAACTTTTCCTAAAGCAGCATCACCTACTACAAAAAACGAACCTAATATTATACCAGGGGGAAGGTTTAGATCATCTACAACAAAATTGGGTATAGTTTCTGCAGTAGCAATCGCATACGATAGAGCTTTAGCTGTATCATTAACTTTAGTGAATAATATCCAACCTATAGCGGTTAGTATTGGCGCAAAAGCCACAATAACGTTGCTAAGACCAACAAGTGATCCACTTGGTAATTGTTCCCCAGGCTTTCTAAAATGTTTAACCAGGGCAGCTACACCAAAAGCCAATAGGTACGGAAAGAATTTCTTTAATGTGCTGACTGTTTCTTTAACGGTTTCTGGATCTAACTCGTCAAGTGGTATACCAGTATCAAAAGGTCCACCACCTCCACCCCATTCTTCTGCAGTAACGACCATTAACCAATTAGCCTAATTCCTTCCAGGATAGCTACTGCAGCCAGGAGGAACCTCATAAGGAGCTGCTCCAGGTTATAATCTTCGTACATTAATCCCTGGTTCTATAGATTCTACCGGTTAGGGATACTATTTGGTCGAGATTTGCAGCGTCAGCACTTGTACATGTACATTTTACCTCGGTATATGACGGTATTATAATTGGCAGGCTCCCATCAGGCTCAGTTGCGTCGCCACTGCCATCGCTTCGGTTATCATAACCCTGTATTACGCTTCCGTTGAAATATATTTTATAGGTTATTACGCTTCCCCCAAACTCCAAACTGTTAAAATTAACAAAGCCAACTAAATAAAAATTACCCGAAGTAAATTCCATATATGTAGTTTCAATGTTGCTATTTGTGGCAATAACTCCAGAATAACCATAAGCATGATCACCTACTACTTCTAGTGCTTGCGCTGGACCAGTGAAACTTCCGCCTACTGGATTACCTGCACCGCCGATTATAGCCATGAGGATCCTAAGCTGCGTACGTTATTGATACTGCTACGTCTACCGTTTCTGCTGTTGTGCAACTTACCGAGAAGTCTATCTGATTACCAGCTATGATATCAAAGATACCTGCAGAATTCTCAACTACAACAGGCATGCCGTTGTTACCGTCAAGTGGTCCTGCTGCGGCGTTACTCCAGGAAGGTCCTGCGAATATCTGCTGTACTGATACACCATCTCCTGCAAACTTGAAAACACTTACACCATCGGTGGCGCTAGTATGATCAGGTGAGCATGACATGCTGATTCTTACAACCCTGGACATTCCTTCTGGGTTGGTTGTGCTTTGCGAACTTCCGAGTAGCTGACTAATAGAGGCAAAGGTGCCTGCAGTTAGTGAACTTCCTGCGAGAGTGTAGGTTCTAGTTTGTAGTCCTGACATGTTTTTTTATCTCCTTATATTCTGAAGTATAGTTTGGATCCACCAAGCTTTGTGGTAGGAAACCATTTTCTTACTAGTCCACCAGCTGTTGCGACAACAATCGCACTACTGAGAACTTTCTTACCGTCTGCTGATTTGACCAGGTTAACGGCATTACTCGAAAGTTTACCAAATGCTGCTGATATATTACTATCCATAACATCTTTCAATACACTAGGTGTCTTTAATGATATTCCAGTTATACCAACGTCCTGGCCTGCATTGAGGTATTGTGCTACGCTTAGACCTGCAGCCATTCCAGTAACGGATGGATGCGGCATTGCGGGTTTTCTGTATCTTGCCATATTCTTACTCCTTGGGTTGTTGCGCTTAGGGGAAGATCTGGTCGTGCGTTTGCGTGACCCCGTAGACCGACGTGTTAACGAGGTACGGTAAGATTTCTCAGAGATTAACTTCCCATCTCTGAAGAACATCTTGCGACCACTAGCACCTTTTCGAGTGTAGAGACCTTTCCCCTTAGGCATATCAATTAATGTTTAATCCATTATATAACCTTTTTCCACTAGCGAAAGTTAACTTTTTATAATAGTGCATAATTTAAGCTAACATGGCCGACAACCTAAATGACTTGAAGTATAGCCTGGGCACGCCATCTTTGATGCGTGGCCTTGAGAAAGGACAGGAGTGCGAAGTAAAATTCCTCACTGATCCAAAGCCTGTGGAAACAGAGCACGGTAGTAAGTTTGATATTCAGGTACAATTACTATCACATCCTCATCCTGACTATTCTTCTCTTGATAAGAAAGGGAAGCATTTGACCTGGCGTACTAACTGCCATGTCGTAAGAGTTACCATAATGGATCTCTTTACTAATGAAGTGATAGACTTCCAGAAGGACTGGTATGAGTTAACCTGGACAATCTCCTGCAGAGAGGACGGGAACATATGGGTAGAAGCATGACTTCTCTATGGAAGCGTTGCAAACTCTGTAATGAAATGGTTTCTCATGAATCTTGGAGCATTAAAAGAACGTGGAAAGCACTCTGTATACATATCTGGTTAACTCATCCAGAAGAGATTGAATCATTCAAAGAGTTTTGTGGAGGTGTCAAAGATGAAACGAAGGTGTAATATTTGTTTGCAGAACAAACAGCATACTGATAATACCAGGTTCAATCATGAAGTAACTATCTGTATCACATGCCAGGCAATCATTAAACGCATTAGTAATGATGACGCTTTGGACCACACTTCCACAAACAAAACCTTTTAGACGCATACTAGGAGAAAGGGGCGAAAACTATGCTATTCTATCAAAATCCATTAAAGAAAGGTTAAGGACTAGAGGATGAGGTGGGGTAGCATAGGGTATAAAAAGCGAGTTTGGGGCGTAGAAAGGCACTCCAGGGGCGTTATTGGGCGTTTCTGGGCCTAGTCAAACCCAAACTTGCCGTGTACCAGTTTAGTAACTTTCTCTTTTGGTTTGTTATCTGCAGCTTTTTGGATAACTGGGATCAGCTTGGACGCTGCCGCTTGGACATACCAGGGCTGATCCTTTAATTCTTCAGTCATACTATGCAACAAAGACAATTGAGAACCTTCCTCCGTCTTGCCCAATTCCTTGGCAGCATTCCCCATAGCACCGTTCCAGAAATCTATCGCTGCCTTTCTACCCTGAGGGATCATGAACTCCTCGAAGTCGACCAGGGCTTGCTCACGGATTTGGTTAGTGATC